TCTGCGTAAAGACCACTATGCCCACAAGTCCTACGGCAAGATCTACACGCCTGTGTTTGAGGTGATCGAGTGGGTCAGCATGGACGGCGAGCCTGAGCCCGCACCCAAGGTTGAAGAGCCAGCACCCGCAGCAGGCCGTCGCCGGAGGTCAGCATGAAGATAGAACTTGACGTGCAAGAAATCAACGCTGTGATGGCGTTGCTCGCTTCGCTGATGGACAAAATCCGCATGCAAGCCCAAGCGCAGATGCCTGCGCCACCAACGCAAGAGTAATCTTCCTGATGCCGCGTGACAGGCGGCATTGGAAAGGAGACACGAATGCTTTGGATAGATTTTGAAACCCGTAGCACCTGCGACCTGCCCAAGCACGGTGTCTACAACTACGCGCAAGACTCCAGCACCGAGGTGCTGTGCATGTCCTACGCGTTTGGCGATGATGAGGTCACGACGTGGCTGCCATCGCAACCATTCCCCGAAGCAGTACGCAACCACACCGGCCCCATCTACGCCCACAACGCAGCGTTTGAACGCCTGATCTTTTGGTATGTGTTGGGCATTAACTTTGAGCTTGAGCAATTTGTTTGCACCGCAGCACAAGCCCGCGCCAACTGTGCGCCTGGTTCACTTGAGGACGTTGGCCGCTTTGCTGGCGCGACTATGAAGAAAGACCACCGTGGTGCCCAACTGATCCGCTTGCTGTGCGTACCCCCATTCCGCAACGACCCCACGCTCATGGCCGAGATGGTCGCCTACTGCGAGCAGGACGTGCGGGCGATGCGCTCCATCAGCAAAGCCCTGCGCCCGCTGTCAGCAGATGAACTGGCCGATTACCACGTCAACGAGCGGATCAACGACCGTGGCGTGTTGGTAGACGTGCCCCTGTGCAACGCCGCCGTCAAGTTTGCCAGCGATGAGCTGGTCGAGATTGAGCAGATCGTGGCCGAGGTCACCGAAGGCGCCATCACCAGCGTCAGATCACCTAAGATGCGTCAGTGGGTGATCGACCGCGTAGGCCCGCAAGCACTCAAGCTGATGGAGTCGTTCAAAGACGGCGAAAAGAAGTATTCGATTGACAAGACTGTGCGAGCCAACTTGCTTGCGATGGAGAACCCCGATGAGATACCGCCCGCTGTTGCCGAAGTCATCCAATGCGCGGACGACCTATGGGCGTCTTCGGTTGCGAAGTTCAGCCGCCTTGCAAGCCTTGCAGACGTCGAAGACCACAGGGTACGCGGAGCCTTCGTATTTGCTGGAGGATCTGCCACTGGACGAGCTAGCAGCTATGGAGCCCAGGTTCACAATTTCACTCGCAAGTGCGCCAAATCGCCCGAAGACGTTAGAACTGCAATGGTCAGAGGCCATTCAATTGTTCCTCAATTTGGAAAGCGCGTTACTGATGTCCTCAAAGGAATGCTCAGGCCCGCACTGATACCGGCTAAGGGAAAGTCCCTAGTTGTCGCTGACTGGGCAGCCATCGAAGCCCGCGCCACACCGTGGCTTTCCAACTGTCCAGCAGGCGAGCGCAAGCTGGCCATCTTCGCCCAAGGCGAGGACGTGTACAAGGTCAACGCCGCTGCCACCTTTGGTGTGCCTGTCGCCGAGGTCAATGGTGAGCAGCGTCAGATCGGCAAGGTTCAAGAGTTGGCCTGCGGCTTTGCCGGTGGCATTGGTGCCTTTGCTGCTATGGGTCGTGTGTATGGTGTGAACCTGCCTGAGTCCGACGCCAAGCGCATGGTAGACGCATGGCGCAGGGCAAACCCGTGGTCGGTGCCTTACTGGCAAAGCCTAGAAGAAGCCTACACCCGCGCCATGCGAAACAAAGGCCATGAGTTCAGCGTGGGGCGGGTTACCTATATGTTTGACGGCCAGCACCTTTGGTATGCTTTGCCTTCCGGTCGCGTTTTGTGCTACCCGTACGCACGACTCGAAACCGATGGTGTAACCTACGCCAAGGCCGCTTGGAAACCGGCAGCAGACGCAAAAGAATGGCCACGCGCAAGGCTTTGGAAAGGGTTGGCGTGTGAGAATATCACCCAAGCCACCGCCAACGATCTGCTGCGCCACTCACTGCGCCAGCTTGACGACGTGGTCTTGCATGTGCATGACGAAATTGTGTTGGAAACTGATCGGCCTGAAGAGATGGCCGAAAGACTAGAACGTGTGATGTGTACGCCACCTGAGTGGGCTAAGGGTTTACCCTTGAGCGCAGAGGTGGCGATCATGTCTCGGTATGGCAAATAAAAAGCCCGCTGGCAGGCGGGCTTGTAAGGGAGCACTAACTTGGAATTTCTGGACTTTATCACAAAACTCGCCCCCGTTGGCGAAACTGCACTTATTGTGCGTCAAAAACCACAACTAAAAGACGGCAAGATTCAACTCCACGCCGATGGTGCAGTCAAATGCACTTGGCCAGCGTACCTGCCCAGCAAGGGCACCAAGGCTGGCCAAGCGTGGTATGGCAACACCGCCAGCTTCATCATTGACCGCTTCGCTGATGGCCGCGTGTCGGCCAGTGCAGCCAACTGCGAGTACATCCTCGTGATGATGCTTGACGACATTGGCACCAAGTCCAAGACGCCGCCCATCGCCCCGACGTGGATCATGGAAACCTCCGAGGGCTCCTACCAGTGGGGCTACGCCTTCAGCGACCAACCGACCAAAGCCGAGTTCAGCGCGGCCATCCGCGCCATTGCCGACGCGGGCTACACCGACCCAGGCGCTTGCAACCCTGTGCGTAACTTCCGACTGCCTGGTAGCGTGAATCTCAAACCCGACCGCGATATGTTCGAGTCCCGCTTGGTCGAGTTTCACCCCGAGCGCGAATACACACTAGGTGATATCTGCGCCGCCTTGGGTGTGACGCCAGTCGAGGCTGACTCGCTCACCCTGCGCCCCATCAGACTGTCCGATGATGGCGCAGACGACGTGATGGCGTGGTTGTCCGAGCAGGGCCTGCTGCTGTCGCGCCCCAACGGCGAGGGTTGGGCGGGCGTGATCTGCCCCAATAGCGCAGAGCACACCGACGGCAATCCCGAAGGCCGGTATATGCCCGCCAACCGCGCCTATTGCTGCCTGCACTCGCATTGCGTCGACTTTGATTCGCGTATGTTCTTGCAGTGGGTGGCCGACAATGATGGCCCTGCACATACGCCTGGTTTGCGTGAGGAATTGCTGGCGCAGGCGATGGACTCGGCATTGTCCAAGCTCACCCCCACGGTCGAGTACCCCAACGAGGCCGCTCGCGTCATCGCCGAGGTCGAGCGCAAAGAGCTTGGCCGTATTGAGAAGGCCGAATGGTACGAACGGTTCGCCTACGTCCAAGACGACGACGGTTATTTTGATATGCAAGACCGCCGCGAATTGTCGCGTGGCACTTTTAACGCCCTGTTCCGCCATATAGACTGCAAGTCAATCCACAACGCCAAGCGCAAGGTCGAGGCGTCCGTGTCGTTTGATGAGAACCGCCAAGCCAAGGGCGCTAAGGCGCTGGCCGGTATCACCTACGCCGCCGGTGCCACCATATTGGTTGCCCGTGACGGCTTGGTCTACGGCAACCGCTGGCGCGACGCCCGCCCCAAGGCGCAGGCCGGTGACGTGCGCCCGTGGCTGGAACACGTCGAGCGCATGGTGCCCGAGCCCTTCGAGCGTGAGCACCTCCTCAACGCCTTGGCGCACAAGGTGCAATTCCCCGCCCATAAGATCAACCACGCTATCCTGATGGGTGGCAACCACGGCAGCGGCAAAGACACCCTCTTCGCCCCCTTCTTTTGGGCGATCGGTGGCGACGCCAAGGCCAACTGTTCACTGGTCAAAAACGAAGACCTCAACTCTCAGTGGGGTTATGCGTTGGAATGCGAAGTAATGGAAATTGCAGAGCTACGCCAAGCAGAGGCCAAAGACCGCCGCGCCCTAGAGAACACCCTCAAGCCCATCATTGCAGCGCCCCCTGAGCTTCTCATGGTCAACCGCAAGGGCTTGCACCCCTACATGGCCCTGAACCGCGTATTTGTCATTGCATTCTCAAATGAGCGCGTGGCCATCTCGCTCCCCTCAGAGGATCGCCGGTGGTTTGTCCTATGGTGCGCCGCCCCTAAACTACCCGAAGCTCAAGCGGTGAGCTTGTGGAATTGGTACCAGCACCGCGCAGGCTTTGAGGCCGTCGCCCATTACCTGCACACCCGCGACGTGTCCGACTGGAACCCCAACGCGCCACCCCCCATGACCGAGGCCAAGGCCATCATGGTCGAGCATGGCATGAGCACGGCCGAGTCATTTTTGGTCGATCAACTGCGCCGCCGTGTCGGTGAATTCTCCCGTGGGGTCATTGCGTCCCCATTCCACGGTGTATGCGACCGCTTGCAGGGTATGGCGCCCACGGGCGTCAAAATAGTGCAGGCCGCGCTTCTCCATGCGCTCAAAGAAGCCAATTGGGTTGACATGGGCCGCGTCGCGTCGCGCACGTACAGCACCAAGAAACATATATTTTGCGCCCCCGAGCACACACGCGTCAGTAAGTCCGACCTGCGCGACATGGTAGAGGCCTAAACAAATATAAATATTAATGGAGTAAAAAAAAGGGCCCCGTGAGGGGCCCGTAAGGGTTTTGGCAACTGCTATAAACCGAGCAGCACCGCCAGTATAGCGGCAATTATGGCCGCGCAGATCACCGCCATGCGTCCACCAGTGCCGCAGCGTCATAAACCGGTGCCGGTGCGGCCACGGTGAACAGCCCCGCCCCCCGTCGCGTACGTCCCCATGCATCTTTTCGGTTTTGGTTTACCAGCTCGCCCCGCTTTACGGCCCCATAGACCATGTCACGGGTAAACCCCTCCGCCTCTATTTCATACATTGTGCGCGGTATGGCGCAAAAATCCGTCAAATTAGACATATTGCATGGCCTCCGCTTTGCACCGCTCCACCTCGGCATCGGTGAGCCCTTGGGCCCAGTGCTCGGCCAGATCCGCGCATTCCTGCGCGCGCTCGGCATCCGGTGCGGTAAGCGCCATAATGAGCGCGCGAGTGACTAGCTCGGTCGGTGTGGGGGCCGGTGGTGGCGTCCACGGTGCCAGCGCCTGCTTAAATATCGGATTCATTGGCCACCTCCCACATACTATCCTCACCTACTGGGGGCAGGCATGGCTCGGCGCGCAGCTGGGCCCAGTCCCACGGTAGCAGGCTTCGATTCTTATTGAGCTTCTCATATGCGGCCACGTATTCGGCCGTTGACGTCTCGGCCCAGTATGGCGGATATAAGCGCTTTTCTGCGCCCTTAGACTTTACGAGCTTATGCTTGCCGGTGCACTTAGCATGCGCGGCCATAATGTCCGTGCGATCATCGCGCACGGTGTAACGTGTAGTTCCCAAAATAATCGTTCTCATGGTTTCCCCTTATTTAATTAAAACGTCGAAATATTCCAAGGCCAGCGCGCAAAGCGCGGCCGCGATCATCAAAGCAGCAAAATAATCTTTCATAAGTTCCCCAAAAAATGTCCGTCGTCATCAAACACCGCGACGTAAAACCCACGCGCGGCCCCATGCACCTCATAACGCCACGCGTCGCGATCCTGCAGCGTCAATTCATCGGCCAGCGCTTGCGCGGCCGCTTTTGTTTTGTAGTACGTCATAGAACCACCTCCACAATCCGATAATCCTCGGGGTTATAGTCGTCCAAATGCCCGACCTTTACCGCGTGGGCCAGCTCGGCCAAATATTCGGCCAGCTCGGCCAGCGCGGCCGCGTACGTGTCAAATATCACCGGCACGTCGTCATCCGTCCAAATATTGACCCAACCGCCACACAATGTATAAGTTTCAATTTGATAACTCATGAGCAGCACCCGCAGCATGGCGCGTCGATACACCGGCCGTTTTTATTTTGGTAATACTCGCGGCCACCAATTTGAAACACATCGGATCGATACTGGCCGCGTGGCCGGTCGTCTTCATCAGTGATCCATGCGCGACGCGTGGCCGTGTCATAGCGTATTTCATCGCCTGGTCGAATAGGCGCGCCAGTCCGCGAGCAGCGGCCGGCATATTTAGCTAACATGGTTTTGATTGTCATGGTTTACCCTTCGTTGATTGAATCGACGCAATACGCGCCCGCATGCGGCCGCTGGCCGCATACAGTCGAGCATTAAGCCGCGAGCTTAATATCTATAACCCGTTTTTTGGTGCCATGAGCGGGGAACCCGACAATGGCCGCGCGCTGGCGTTGGCATAGCTGGCACGTCGCGCAGCTCACGTCATCGCGTTGCGTTGCCGGACAAATAACGACGGGCCGGCCGGCCGGTGTGGTGGTGTTGGCCGTTTGAGTGCTGGGCAGCACCACCACCACCGGACCGGCCGCATGGTCGGCCAGCGCGTCCGCGTCCGCTAGATCATTGGCCGATAAATTGACGGTAAAACCCCACGCGTTGGCGTGGCGTATCCATGCAATTGACGCGGCGTCGCGGTGGTGTGAATAAGTAAACCCGCGACGGCCGGCATTGGCCGCGACCAATTGGCCGAGCTTTACCGCGTCGACGGTGCCACCGGCCACGGGTAAGTCACCGGCTTGATTGTGTCGCCATAGTTGGCCGGCCGGCATCGCGGCCACCGTGTCGCAAAACTGGCCCCATGACGTGCCACGCGTACCGTTTGACACTGCGGCCCAGTGCAACGCCAGCGGGCCGCTGGCCGCGTAGCACGCGTCGCGCACGTTGCAGTCCGGTGGGCAGCTGGCGCGCTCGGTGGTCGATACCGGTATCGGGCCGGTTTTAGCGTTGGCTGACTTCATTGTGATATGTACTTGCATGGTTTTACTTTCGTTTAGTTGATTGGATTTATAGCTTGCTCAATTTGCTCATATGTCGCGGGCGTATCGTTTAGCAAAATTTCCCACGAATAGTGGGCGTTAATGCCATATTCGTCGTCATCCTCACAATCGAGCTCGCCCGTCGTCGCGCGGCCTTCAATATAGTGATATTGAACCAATTCCCACGCCCCGCAGCCATCGTATCCGGTGAACGCCTCAAAATGCGCGTCATTAATGTTGGACATGTGAGGTATCTTGGCATAGTGCCAAGATCCGGCCATCGCGTAGTCGGACTCTATGGTAGACAACGGAAATATTTTTACTGCCCCGTCGCGTAATGTGACTTTTAAAGATAATTTGGCCATGACTTTACTTTCCTTTAGTTGATTGGATTTAAGCGCTGGCCAGCTCGCGGAGCTCGCGCACGATATCGTAATACTCGGTATATGCCATGCCGATATTTTCGGGAAACGTCTGCCAGGCATGATCGTAGGCTTGCATAATTTCGCGTTGATTGAATCCAACGCCGGCCAATAGCATTAAGTCAATATGCCGGTCAATATCTACTAGGATGATGTGGCCATCATCTAATTGCGTCGCTATGACGCGCTGGCCATGCGCGGAATATTCGCGGCCGGTGTTGAATTTGAGAATCTGCATTGTTTACTTTCCTGTAGTTGATTTGAGAATAGGGCTTGCTGCGCTTACGCGCACTGATAGCGTAAGGGAATTATTTACATAAATCTATAGGTGTTTACCCTATATTGTGTGGGCAGTTTAGGTTATTTGTAGGCAATTGACGCGGTCGCGAAATGACCTACAAAAAAACCAATAAATACGGGGCTAAAAACCTATTTGTAGGTCATATTGTCATTTTTTAGGGTATATATAAAGGATTTTAAAAATGTAATACTATATAGCTAATAGATAGGTATGGGATCACGTTTGGCGAGCGACTAAAAACGGATGACAACATTGCCTACATTGCCTACATTATTGTTTTGATAAGCATATGGCCACGTAGCCACTGGCACCAAATGGCCATGTTAGTAGCCACTAACTTGTTATGTTAGTAAGCACTCACCAACCAAAATGTAAGTTAGCACTCACTAACTTAAGGATGTTAGTTAACACTCACTAACTTAGCGGGCTGTAAGTAAGTGCTCACTAACTTAGGGGGAGGGGGGTAGGGCCGGCGGCCAGGTGGTCACGGTGACGTAGGGATCACAAACAATTTTTTTTTAATTTATATTTTTAAAAAATAGCCCACATTGCCCACATTGCCCACGTTTGGTATATTCCGCTTATGTTTCACAGTCTTCCATTTGAGCCGCGCAAGGTTGTCGCAACCGAAGCGCGGTTGAACAAAATCTACGAAGCCGCCAAACTGGGCTTGAAGGGCGACGCGCTGGCGCTGGCCTCCGGCATGTTGCCCACCGAGTACCGGCAACTGTGCGAGCTTGACCCAATAGCGGACATGGCTGCGCTCAAGGGCAAGGCCGACGGCGAGTTGGAGATGTCCAAGTGCTTGCACAAAGCAGCGACCGAAGGCGACGCCAAAGCGGCGCTGGCAATCCTGCAACACTCACACGGCTGGGTGGCCAAGCAATCCATCAGCATTGATGTTGACCAACGCATCTCAATCATCGGCGCATTGCGCCAAGCCGAGTCACGGGTCATTGATGTGATTGCCAACGAACCCAGCCCACGTTTAGAACAAGAGACACATGCAGAACACCATCTACAGCGCTGAAGATGAACAGGAATTGATGGCAAGACTTTGGAGTCCAGCCATTAAGGACAACCCGCTAGCGTTTGTAATGTTTGCGTTTCCTTGGAGTGTCAAGGGCACACCGCTAGAAAACTTCCAAGGCCCGCGCAAATGGCAGCGCGAAGTGCTGCTGGACATCGCCGAGCACATCAAGATCAATCAGGGCAAGGTGGACTTTGACGTATTGCAAGAGGCAATCTCGTCTGGCCGTGGTATTGGCAAGTCAGCACTGGTCAGTTGGGTCACGATCTGGATGGTGGCCACCAGGATTGGCTCGACAACCATCATTTCGGCCAACTCCGAGTCGCAGCTCAGATCCATTACATGGGCCGAGATCACAAAATGGCTAGCGATGTCGATCAACTCACATTGGTTTGAGGTGTCAGCGACTCGAGTGATGCCGGCAAAGTGGTTGACTGAGCTTGTGGAGCGGGATTTGAAGAAAGGCACACGCTACTGGGGCGTCGAAGGGCGGCTATGGTCAGCGGAAAACCCTGATGCGTACGCTGGTGTGCACAATTTCGACGGTGTGCTGGTGGTTTTTGATGAAGCATCAGGTATTGACGACTCAATTTGGGCGGTGACGGGTGGTTTTTTCACAGAAAACACGCCAAACCGCTTTTGGCTGGCGTTTTCCAACCCACGGCGCAACACTGGGTACTTCTACGAGGCGTTTAACAGCAAACGGGACTTTTGGAAGACCCGCGTTGTGGACGCCCGCACGGTCGAAGGCACCGACAAACAGGTATATGAGCGGATCATTGCCGAATATGGGCCAGATTCAGCACAAGCGCACGTCGAGGTGTACGGCAAGTTTCCCAACGCGGGCGACGACCAGTTCATTGCGGCAGATATTGTGGACGACGCAATGAAACGCCCCAAGTACCAGGATCAGTCAGCACCAATCGTGATCGGCGTAGACCCCGCACGGTTCGGCGCGGATGCCACGGTCATCGCGGTGCGGCAGGGTCGCGATATTGTGAAGATCATGCGCCACAGAGGCGACGACACCATGACGGTGGTCGGCCATGTGATCGAAGCGATTGAAGAATTTAAGCCGACGCTCACCGTGATTGACGAAGGTGGCCTGGGTGCGGGGATTGTGGATCGGTTGAAAGAGCAGCGGTACAAGATCAAGGGTGTGAACTTTGGAAACAAGGCCAAGAACCCAATCATGTACGGCAATATGCGGGCGCAAATGTGGGGCGACATGCGCGAATGGCTCAAGACGGCGGCGATTCCAAACGACAGGTTCTTGAAAACCGACTTGATTTCGCCTATGATGAAGCCTGATTCACGGGGAACGATTTTCTTGGAAAGCAAGAAGGACATGAAGTCGCGTGGGTTGGCATCTCCTGACGCTGCCGACGCAATTGCTGTTACATTTGCATTTCCTGTAGCACATCGACAATATGTTGAGCCAACCCGCCGCGTGAACATGCAGGGTAGTGGGGTCAACGCATCATGGATGGGATCATGACAAAAAAAGTATCACTGAGTGTTGGACGCGGCGAGAAGCTACCCACATCCAAGGGCGCTGGTTTGACCGCCAAAGGCCGCGAGAAGTACAATGCGGCGACGGGTTCTAACCTTAAAGCGCCAGCACCCAACCCTAAGACCAAGGCAGATCAAGGGCGCAAGGATTCATTTTGTGCAAGAATGGGCGCTGTAGCGGCGAACGCCAAAGACGGCGAACGCGCTAAAGCTGCCCTTAAACGATGGAAGTGTTGATATGGCTACCAAACCTGGACTCTATGCAAACATCCACGCAAAGCAAGCTCGCATCAAAGCGGGCTCTGGCGAGAAGATGAACAAGCCTGGCAGCAAGAATGCGCCTACCGCCAAAGATTTCAAAGATTCAGCTAAGACTGCGAAGAAAAAATAATATGCCGCTCGTTAAATCCAAAACACCTGAAGCCTTCCGCAAGAACATCAAAGCGGAAGTTAAAGCTGGCAAGCCTGTCAAACAGGCCGTGGCTATTGCGTATGCAGTCAAGCGCGAAGCAGAAAAGAAGAAGAAATAATGGCGGATTACACAGGCATCGCCGCAGCCGGTGCTGTGGCCAACGGTGGCAAGCAAAAGGACTCAGAGTCTAGTGTCTTGGCGACTGCTCGCTCGCGCTTGGACATGGCCATCGGCGCATTGTCTGAGTCCCGTGAAGATGAGATCGACGACCTGAAGTTCTACGCTGGCTCGCCTGACAACCGCTGGCAGTGGCCAGCAGATGTGTTGGCAACGCGTGGTTCTGTGCAAGGTCAAACGATCAACGCAAGACCCTGTTTGACAGTTAACAAGTTGCCCCAGCACGTAAGGCAGGTGACCAATGACCAAAGACAAAACCGCCCAAGTGGCAAAGTTATTCCTGCCGATGACCACGCAGACATTGAAGTCGCCGACATCTTCAACGGCATGGTCAGGCACATTGAATACATCTCCGACGCAGATGTCGCTTACGACACGGCGTGTGAAAACCAAGTCTCCTACGGCGAAGGTTACATCCGCATATTGACCGAATACTGCGACGAAAACACGTTTGACCAAGACATCAAGATTGGCCGTGTGCGCAACTCATTTAGCGTCTACATGGATCCAACGATCCAAGATCCGACTGGCGCAGATGCCAAGTGGTGCTTCATCACTGAAGATATCACCAAAGACGAATACACGCGGATGTACCCCGACTCTGCGCCCATCACCACCTTGCAAACGCTAGGTGTGGGAGATCAAAATTTGAGCCAGTGGCTTATGGAAGACACTGTCCGCGTTGCTGATTACTATTACCTAGACTACGACAAAGCAACGCTTAACCTGTACCCTGGCAATGTGACCGCGTTTGAAGGCACCCCCGAGGACAAACAACTGAAAGCAATTTATGGCAAACCTAAAAGAACTCGTGAATCTGATCGTGTCAAAGTTAAATACTGCAAGATCAACGGCTATGAAATTCTTGAAGAACGCGATTGGGCGGGGAAATACATCCCCGTAGTTCGCATTGTTGGTAACGAATTTGAGGTCGATGGCCGTTTGTATGTGTCGGGCTTGGTGCGTAACGCCAAGGATGCCCAGCGCATGTACAACTACTGGGTGAGCCAAGAGGCAGAGATGCTAGCGTTGGCGCCAAAGGCACCATTTATTGGTTACGGTGGTCAGTTTGAAGGGTATGAGAACCAATGGAAGACCGCCAACACGACCAACTGGCCGTATTTGGAAGTCAATCCAGATGTGACTGACGGCCAAGGTGCCGTGTTGCCATTGCCCCAGCGGGCACAGCCTCCAATGGCTTCTAGCGGTCTGTTGCAAGCCAAAGCTGGCGCGTCTGAAGACATTAAGTCGTCTACTGGCCAATACAACGCATCGTTGGGCATGGGAAGCAACGAACGTTCAGGCAAAGCCATTTTGGCTCGCCAACGCGAGGGCGACGTGGGCACTTACCACTACGGCGACAACTTGGCCCGTGGTATACGTCACATCGTGCGCCAGCTTGTGGACTTAATCCCCAAGATTTACGACACGCAGCGCGTGGCCCGCATCATTGGCTTGGACGGCGAAACCAAGATGGTCAAGATTGACCCTATGCAAGAAGAGCCAGTCAAGAAGATCATGCAAGACGACATGGTGATCGACAAGATCTACAACCCAAGCGTCGGCAAGTACGACGTGGTGGTGGCGACAGGCCCAGGTTACGCAACCAAGCGCCAAGAAGCCTTGGAAGCAATGGCTCAACTGTTGCAAGGTAACCCCCAACTGTGGTCTGTTGCTGGCGACTTGTTTGTCAAGAACATGGACTGGCCTGGTGCCCAAGAGATGGCCAAACGGTTTGCCAAGACCATTGATCCTAAGCTCATGGAAGACGGCGATAAGCCGCCAGAGTTGCAAGCCGCTGAACAGCAGATACAAGCAATGGGCCAAGAGATGGAACAGATGTATCAGATGATTCAAAACGTCGGTAAATCCATCGAAGCGCAAGACATGCAACGCAAAGATTTTGAAGCTGAAGTCAAGATGTACGAAGCTGAAACCAAGCGAATTGCTGCAGTGCAAGCTGGTATGACCGAGCAACAGATCCAAGATATTGCGATGGGTGTGGTTGCTGCGGCGATGGAGTCGCAAAATATGCTCAATGAAATGCCTGAGATGCCGCAACAGGAAATGATGCCTGAAGAAGAAATGATGCCACCTGAACAACAAATGGGAATGCCGCAATGAAAGCTGCTGATTTTTTAGGCTTGCTATTTTTGGCAAGAGATGTAGCGCACAGCGTTCATTTGAACACCCGTAGCTTTAGCAAGCACAAGGCGCTTAACATTTTCTATGACCGTATTGTTGACGCGGCGGATGATTTTGCTGAAGCCTACCAAGGCCGTCATGGTTTGATTGGCCCCATCACTTTGCATTCGGCAAGCAAAACTTCCAACATTATTGAGTTTTTAGAAAGCTCGTTGGCTGAGATTGAAGAGGTTCGATATAAGGTTGCAGACAAGTCAGATTCGTCATTGCAACAGTTGATAGATAATATTGTTGAAATCTATCTCCGCACGTTGTATAAATTGAAATACTTGGCATAAGGACACATCATGGCAAATTTTGCACAAATCACAGCGAGCGCCAACATCAAGCCTATGGCGGGCAAGCTCAAAGGTATTTTTGTCAGCGCGGCTTCCTCCACGCCGACCATCACGGTTTATGACTCTGCTGCCGCGACCACCACTCGGACTGTTCTGAGCGTGTTCACCCCCGCCGCTGCCACATCGTATGTGTTTCCTCTTGACGGTATTTACGTCAACGATGGCATTTACGTGGTAATTTCGGGTACAGTGTCAGCAACGATCATTTTCGAATAATCAAAACCCGTACTGGTGCGGATCACCAGGGGATCTTAGGATTCAAAAATGACTGAAGAAGTCCAACAACCCTTAGCGGAAGTAGACTCCGCGCCAGCTCCACAAGTGACGGCCACTCAGGAAGCTACACAAACGCCGGAAGTCGCTGATGAAGCAAAAGAATCTAGGGTTTTTACCCAAGAAGAACTTGATGCAGCAATTGGCAAAAGGCTTGCAAGAGAACAACGCAAGTGGGAAAGAGAGCAGAATCAACGTCAAGCGGAAGCTCAGACGCTGAGAGCGCCAGCAGACATTTCGTCAGTCGATCAGTTTGAAAGCCCTGAAGCCTATGCAGACGCATTGGCCTATCAGAAAGCCGAACAACTGCTTGCCCAGCGAGAACAAGCAAGGCAGCAATCTGCAATTATTGAGTCTTATCATGAACGCGAAGAGGAAGCTCGGTCTAAGTATGATGACTTTGAACAAGTTGCGTACAACCCGAAACTTCCAATCACAGACGTGATGGCTGAATCGATCAGAGCCTCGGATATAGGACCTGAAGTAGCTTACTACCTCGGTGCCAACCCCAAGGAAGCAGATCGAATTTCTCGTCTTTCGCCTATCGTGCAAGCCAAAGAAATTGGGAAGATTGAGGCCAAAATGGCCAATGATCCTCCCGTGAAACGAACCACGTCTGCGCCTGCGCCGATTTCGCCTGTCACTGCTCGTTCCTCTGGGAATCCAGCCTATGACACTACTGACCCACGGTCTACCAAGACCATGACTGCGTCAGAGTGGATTGAAGCTGAAAGAGCAAGGCAAATGAAAAAGTTTCAGGCAAACCGCTAAATAATTTTTAAAGGACTTTTTTCATGGCTAATAGTATCTTAACGATCGACATGATCACCCGCAAAGCTCTTGAGATTCTTGAGAACAACCTGGTGATCACCCGTAACGTGAACCGTCAGTATGACGACAGCTTTGCTGTTGAAGGTGCCAAGATCGGTTCTACACTGCGTATCCGTTTACCCGACCGCGCTCTGGTAACTGACGGTGCCGCCCTGCAAGTTCAGGACGACAACGAACAGTTCACCACTTTGACTGTTGCTTCACAAAAGCACATCGGCGTGAACTTCACATCTGCTGAATTGACCATGCAATTGGACGACTTCGCAGAGCGTGTTCTGAAGCCTCGTATCAGCCAGTTGGCCTCCAGCATCGACGCTGACGTGGCAAACAGCTA